GCGGCTGCGCCAACTCAGCCCAAAGAGGATTGGGACTATCAGGCAATCAAAGAGCGTATGCGAGGCAAGAGCATTGTATTCTGCTTGCCTGGTCGCAATTGCTCTTATACATTTTTGAAGAGTTTTGTACAACTCGCATTTGATCTTGTACAAAACGGAATGAGTATCCAGATCTCTCAGGATTATTCTTCTATGGTTAACTTTGCACGTTGCAAAGTACTTGGAGCGAATGTTCTGCGTGGTCCCAAGCAAGTCCCCTGGGACGGCAAATTAGAGTATGACTACCAACTCTGGATTGATAACGATATCGTATTTACATCTGAGAAGTTTTGGCAACTATGTGATCTTGCAGTTCCTGGTCCTGATAAGGATGGGGTTCCTCAAGCAGAGCGTGAGATTGCTGCTGGTTGGTATGCAACTGAAGATGGCATGACTACGAGTGTTGCACATTGGTTAGAAGAAGACGACTTCCGTAAGAACGGTGGTGTTATGAATCATGAGACTGTAGAGTCCATGGCAAAACGCCGTAAGCCATTCACTGTTGATTACACAGGTTTTGGGTGGGTTATGATTCGTAAGGGTGTATTTGAGCGTCTTGAATACCCTTGGTTTGCTCCTAAGATGCAAGTCTTTGAATCTGGTGCAGTACAAGATATGTGTGGAGAAGACGTATCATTCTGTTTAGATGCCAAGGAAGAAGGTGTCGAGACCTGGTGCGATCCACGTATTCGTGTTGGACACGAGAAGATGCGTATTATCTGATGGATACCCTTTATAACATCTGTTATAATGGTGAGGTACTCTTTCAGGGGATCACTCTGGAAGAGTCCACAGAGGTCCTCCAAGACCTCTCTGAACGTTATTATGAAGGAGAATCCATCGATCCTTCATTAATCATACTTGAACCTATTCTTGATTAATAATGGCACAAATTAAAAAGTCTCTTACTGGTTCAAACATGATCCAGGCAAAACCCAAAAAATCTCGGCAGGGTAATGGAGCACACACAAAATACGCCGCAACGTCTCGTAATGCCAAACCTAAGCGTTATCGCGGACAAGGACGTTGATTAAATAGTATACTTAATATTAAGTATTATGTCTGCGTTAATATGCAATCTTCCTTCAGTTGAAGTTTGGGTTCGTAAAGAGTATCTTACTGACCATCAATTTGGGCATGGGGAGTTTGTTAAGGGCGTCTGGGTATCGGTTAAGTCGATACCTGGGCGTGCTTTTTATTTTGAGACATATTTACCTGAGTATGCTGCAATGTATGATAAACTACCTATCAGCGCGTTTCTCTCGGAACCATGTTTACCTGATCCTGACATGGATCTCCCCAATTTACAGTTTTGGAATTGTATGGACTATGGAGTAGTCTCTATAGCAAAGCAATTTATTGGTTCTATGGACTTTGAACTATATACTAGGGATCATGGTACACAAAAAGGTACCTATATTTGTACAATAGATAACTACCATCAAGATCCTGATGTAGTTGACTATGCAACAAGTGAGGATCCTGCTGAACATAAGTCACATAACCTTATTGAATTGAATAATGGTCAGTATGCACTGTACCCAAACAATAGAATGAGGATCTTTGACAATAGTTTGACTCCCGTTACACCATTAACCCCTGATTTTAAGGTATCAACGCAATTTTATAGTGTTGAGAATGGTTATGATCGTCTTGGGATGGGTAGAGAAGATGAATATTTTTGGAAAACAGCAAAAGAACACGAAAATCAATCAAAAGAGGAGCACAATGGGTAACTATCACAAAGTTGATAAAGGAGACTTGTTTATTGATGAAGGCATGACCCTCATCACTGAAGTTGATAGTGACAAATATCTCAGTATGTCCGAAAAACGTCGCCGTGTCACGAAAAAAGAAGAAATTTACTCCATTCCAGAAGATCGTTTAGAGTATAATTATGGCGATAACCGAGTCATTAGGGAAATTGAAGAGTGAAGTGAGCAAAAGTGTACTAAATAACTGAAAATACACTTTTCTACAAATATCATGCCATTAGAGCGAGTAAGTCGCAAATTTAAAGACATAAGTCTCACGTTAAAGAGAAATCCTTTGACGAGGGACTTAATTGCTTTGCAAAATGAGTATGCTATATCCCGTGCGGTACAAAATCTTGTACTTACTATACAGGGGGAAAAGTTTTTTGACCCAGATTTTGGGTGTGCTGTAAATAGATTACTATTTGAAAATATTGACTTCTTTACTGCAAGATCATTAAAGGATGAAATAGAATCTGTTATAAAAAATAATGAGCCTAGGGTTGACTTGACAGAGGTAATTGTAATTCCAAACTATGACGAGGGTCAAATGGATGTTACTATCAAATATCTCATTGTAGGGATTGATGCCTCAGCACAGCAGTTACAGTTCGTATTACTACCAACGCGATAATGTCATTAGTCAACGTATCATCTCTAGATTTTGATGAAATCAAAGAGTCAATAAAAAGTTACCTCAGATCTGATGGCACTTTTACTGACTATGACTTTGAGGGTTCTAACTTCAGTGTACTTTTAGATACTTTAGCATATAATACGTATATTAGCTCATATAACGCTAATATGTTGACCAATGAAGTGTTCCTTGATGGAGCAACTTTAAGAGAGAATGTAGTATCTATAGCAAGGAACCTTGGTTATATCCCTAGATCGGTCACTTCTGCAAGGGCAGTAATCGGTTTTTATCTTGACCTTAGTAGTTTTTCAACTAATCCAGTATCAGTGACCCTTAAGAGGGGTATTGTTGCGACTTCTTCTGTAAGTTTTAGTGGAAGAAATTATGTATTTACAATTCCAGAAGATATTACTGTTCCTGTAAGTTCAAATACTGCGTCATTTGATAATATAACAATCTATGAAGGTGCATACGTACAAAACACATTTACAGTAGACTCAAGCAATAAGGGTCAAAAATTTATTCTTCAAAATGCAAGAATAGATACTAATCAAATTAGAGTTGAAGTAAGAGAGAGTAGAAATAGTAATATAAAACGAATATATAAAAAAGTAGACAATTTAACTAATGTTAAAGCAACTGATGATGTGTTTTTCATCAATGAGATTGCTGATTCTAGATATGAGTTAGTTTTTGGTGATGGTAGTTTTGGTAGTAAACTAAAGAACTCTAATTATATAATAGTCACATATATTGTGACTAATGGAGAACGTGCTAATGGTATCAATAAGTTCTCCTTTACGGGTAGATTTAGTGATAACAACGGATCCCCCATAAAACTAACTTCACCCCTCGTAGAGACGATTGAGGGTACCGCATATGGCGCTCCTATTGAATCGGTGGAGTCGATTAAAAAACTGGCACCAAGAGTATATGCTTCTCAAAATAGAGCAGTTACTGCTAACGACTATGAAGCATTGATTCCTCAAATTTATCCCGAAGCAGAGTCCGTATCAGTATTTGGTGGTGAAGAATTAAATCCACCAAAATATGGAAAGGTATTCATTACTGTAAAACCACAAAATGGTTCGTACTTACCTAATATTCTAAAAGATAATATTAAGACTCTTCTGAGAAGTTATGCAGTAGCAGGAATTGTTCCAGAATTTATTGATCTTAAGTATCTTTACATCGAATATTATAGTAACATTTATTATAATATAAACCTTGGTGCTCCAGAGGGAACTAAGTCAACTGTATCCAAAAATATTGAAAAATACGCATCTTCTGATGAGTTAAATAGATATGGTTCAAGGTTTAGATATAGTAAGTTTTTAAAACTAATCGACGATACATCCGCAGCAATTACTTCTAATATTACATCTATTGCTATTAGAAGGGACATAAAACTTACTTTAAATGTATTCAGTGAGAATGAGATCTGCTTTGGAAATCAAATACATATCAAAAACCAAGGTGGATATAACTTTAGAACTAGTGGAGTTCAAGTTCAGGGCATAGCGGGAACAATTTATTTTAGTGATGTTCCAAAATCTGACGGTTTAACTGGAAATGTATTTGCATTCAAATTAAATGCATCTTCACAACCAATTATTGTCAGGCAAAACGTAGGAATAATTGACTACGTAAGGGGTGAAATTAGATTAAATGCTTTGAACTTTACAAATACCACCAAACTTAAATTTGGGGACAATATCATGGAAGTATCTGTAATTCCAAAGTCAAATGACATCATTGGACTTCAAGATTTGTATTTACAACTTGATACAACTACTTCAGATATTAAAATGATTTCCGATGTTATCTCTTCTGGAGCAGACCTCTCTGGATCACAATATATAGTATCATCTAGCTACTTAAACGGCGCATACGTAAGGTTATAAGGATATGCAAAAAAGAGTTCAAATCAGGAATCTTGTTCAGGATCAAGTTCCAGAGTATGTTAGAGATCAGTATCCAGAATTCGTTGAGTTTTTAGTAGATTACTATAGAACTCTTGAAGATCCTGGTGGACCCCTCGATATTGTTAATAATATTGACACTTATACTGAATTAAATCAGTTAGCGGAACTCACATATAAGACAGATACCACAGCATCTGTCGGTTATTCTACAAATATCGTTAATGTATCTGATACGTTCGGATTTCCAGATAGGAATGGACTTATTAAGATTGATAATGAGTTAATTCACTATAAATCTAAGAATCTTACTAGTTTTATTGGATGTTCTAGAGGATTTTCTGGAATAACCTCTTATTATTCTGGAGAATCTACGCCACCAGATTTTGAAGTTAGTTTAGTAGGTATTCATACTAGCGGTACCAATGTATATAATCTTAATTCTCTGTTTTTAGTAGAATTATATAAAAAATATAAGAAACAATATGCTCCTGGATTTGATGATCTTCAATTCTTTGAAGCAATCAATGAAAAAGTTGCTGTTGCAAATTTAAAAGACTTTTATGCTGCAAAAGGTGCAAATTCATCATTTGAAGTTTTATTTAAATTGCTTTATGGTGTTGACGTTGATATTATCAAACCTAGAGATTTCCTAATTCAACCTTCTGACGCTGATTATAGAATCACCAGAGATTTGGTTGTAGAGAGGTTGCTTGGAGATCCAAATGACTTAGTAAATAGAACTTTATATCAAGATCCCACAGATATAATTCAAAAAGCAGCAGGTACGATTACTGATGTTGAAAAAATCTTTAGGGATGGTGAAGAATATTACAGACTAAGTTTGGATTATAATCCAGAACTAGAAATTTATAAATTTACGATACATCCGAAGACCAGAATAACAAACGCAGTATCAGTAGGTCAAACTTATATTGACGTAGACTCGACACTTAGTTTTCAGAATGAAGGAACTGTAATTGTATTTGATAATGATGTTGAATATCAAGTTGATTATACATCTAAAAGTTCTACGCAATTCTTTGGCGTAGTATCTCCCGTTGAATTAATTTTAGATCAACCTGTTACCACATCTGATTATGCATATGCAAAGATTGATTCTGGCGATGAAGTCAGAGTAAAAATTACTGGTGTCCTTGGGGATCTTGAGTATGACCGAGAAGATTCATTTTACTATCAAACAGAGGATCAGATAGAAATTGTATCCTTAGGAACAGATAGTGATGAAAATAAGAATAAGGGATGGATTATTAACTCAACTCCCGAATATGAGATTGAAGAATTAACCCAGGTTGCACTGAAGTTAAATGGTGCCGCTCAATATAGAGTTAAGACATTTGATCCACATATATTCACTCTAGGGGATATTGGCACAGTTATTGGTAGTGATAATACCACATATAATATTTTTGTAATCGCAGTTTCTGACCAATACGAATTTGATATCAACTTAACTACGGTTATTAATACTACTCAAGTAAAATATTCAATTAGGAAGGGTGTATCCAAAACCAAATCAATTACTAATCCAGAATTGAATATAATGTCTGCTAATGTGCAGAATGTTTATATTGACAATTCGGATACTTACGTTGTAGCATCATCTTTACCCGATTATTATAATACTCCAATTAGTGTTGAAGATCTTTCTGTAACTTTTAGTGGTCAGTTTGATGGTGAAGAAATTCAAATCGGAGCAAATGCATACACAACTGGAGATGCCGTATATTACTCATATAATAACAATATTGGTCTTGATATCGTAGAGGGGCAGTATTTTATATTTACAGTAAACTCTGCTACGGTCAAATTAGCAACATCTAGATCAAATATTAGAAGTGGAATATTTGCTAGAGTTTTTGGAACAGTTTCTAACAATAAGCTTGAACTTATAAAATTCCAAGGACAACCACTTCAAGCACAAGATATTGTTAGGAAGTTTTCTCCACCAAAACCAGCAGATAATTTAGAAGAAGCAATTACAGTTCCAGGCAATATTGGAATGCTTTCTAATGGTGTTGAAATTGTGAACTACAAGTCTTCGGACACCATGTATTATGGTCCCATTGAGAGTATTGAGATATCGGCACCAGGAGAGAGTAATTATGATGTTATTAATCCACCAATACTCACAATCGATGACAATACTGGTATAGGAAATGCAAACTATGGTACGGATGCAGAAGCAGTAGTTAATATTGTAGGATCCTTAAATCGTATTAATATTATTGATAAGGGTTATGACTATGTTGAAAATCCAAAGGTTACCATTTCTGGTGGTAATGGTAATGGTGCAGAAGCAAAGTGCAATCTTTCAAAAGTAGTTCACTCGGTTACATTTAATGCTGGTAGCAAATATGATAATCTAGATCTTGATGATAATACCATTACTTTTCCAATAGATCATAGATTCCGTGATTTTGAACGGGTTATTTACTCTAAAGAAAATCAAGGCGGCATTGGGGGTTTAGTTGATGATTCAATTTACTTCGTTAAAAAAGTTGATGCAACTAAAATTAAACTTCATAGCACACTAGATGCAGCTCTTGTAGGTGTGAACACCGTTAATTTTATATCTTATGGTGATGGTTTACAACAAATAACATCTTTTGAAAAAAAGAACGTTATCAGCTCCATTGAAGTTGTAAATCCAGGAGAAGGATATACAAATAAAACTTTATTCTTCAAATCAGAGAGTGTAAATGAGTTTAATGATTCAATCGAGTATAAAAATCACGGTTATAACAATAAAGAAATTGTTAGAATTAATAGTGATGGAATTTTGCCATCGGGAATCAGTTCTACTTCAGAATACTTTATAAGTGTAATTGACAAAGATTCATTTAGAATTGCTGAGTATAGACCTGTTGGTATTGGTAGTACTTTACCTGCCGATTACAATTATAGTAATAAAAGATTTGTTAAGTTTGATAATGATGGTCAGGGTGTACATAATATTACGTACAGACCCATTCAAGTCTCTCTTCAAGCACCTATCGGAATAACAACAACTGCGGGACAAAACTTCTTTGCACAAATTCAACCAGTATTTACTGGTGACATAACATCAGTTTCTATGAAGAATACTGGTCTTAGATATGGGGATGCAAATGTATTAAATTACAACAGACAACCAGAATTCACCCTATCTAGTGGATCAGGGGCTCAATTAAGTGCCATTGTATCTTCTGCTGGAGTAATTATTGGTATTATTATCAATAATGGAGGAACTGAATATAATTCCCCTCCAAATATTCAAATCCTCGGTAATGGGTCTGGTGCAATTTTAACCCCAATTATTGTTGATGGATCTATTACGGAAGTTAAAATTATTGATGGTGGATTTGGATATGTCCAAACAGATATTATATTACAAGTAGTCGCAACTGGTTCTGGTGCTAGATTTAGAGCAAATATCAAATCTTGGTCCATTAACTTGGTTGAACGGATTTTACAATCGGGGAAATTAAACAACGACGACGGTATTATTACTAGTGCTCTTACTTTAGAAAAGGGTCTGCAATATGTTCATGCATATCCTGGTAGAGAGTTTAGGCGTAAAGTTCTTGGAACATCTATTAATATTGATGGGGATACGATCTATAGAGATGATATTGAAAGCGATACAAACGCTGTACTGTATCACTCACCAATCATTGGTTGGGCATATGATGGTAATCCCATTTATGGTCCATATGGATATGCAGATAAAGAAGGTGGAGCAGTTAAACGCATAGAATCTAGTTATGGTTTAGATTTAGGTACAAATAGACCAGATACTGCACAATTCCCAGCAGGAATTTTCGTAGAAGATTATAAATTTGTTGGGGATGGAGATTTAGATATTCATAATGGAAGATATTGCAAAACTCCAGAATTTCCAGATGGAATTTATGCATATTTTTCAACTATTAATTCTACTACTGAATCAACTGGACCACTGAATGGTTATAAAAAACCAATATTTCCATATGTAGTTGGAGACTCCTTTAAGTCAAAACCAATTACATATAACTTTGAGAGATTATCAAATACACTATTTTATGATATAAACCAGAGTGGATGGGTTAGATACACTGGACATTTGGGTCTTCTCAACAAAAGAACCAGATATGGTGGATTCTTACAGCCAGATGATTTCTCTCAAGGGTTTACTGAAATTGGAGATACTAGTTCGGGTCAAGTAACAGAGTTGAAAATTGTGTCTCGGGGAAATAATTATGCACTAGCAGACCAAATTTTCTTTGATAATACAAATACTGGTGGATCTGGAGCATATGCAAGAATCTCTCAATTGGGTGGTCAAGTAGTCGATAATATCCAATATAATGAATTTATATTGGATAATGTTCAGTTCACTCAATCCAAAAGTGATGGTAGATTCGTTGGTTTTGGTAGTACCTCCCATAATTATAAAGATGGTGACATAATATCAATTCAAAATCTCAACATTTTATCCACTAAATTTGGAAGTAATTACCCAATTGGGGTAACTACAAATACCCTGGTTCTCTCGGGGACTGTTGGTGGTGATGCAACAGCAACGGGAATTGTTACATACTTTAATGTATCTGGCAACCTAACATTCCCAACACTATCCATAAATGATTTATATTTGATCGACTCAGAAGTAGTCAAAATATTGAATGTATCTACTCTTGATGGAAGAGTAAGGGTTCAAAGAGAAATTAATGCAACTAGTGGTGTTCATACTACTGGTTCA